GCACAAGACAAAACAATCACAGTTCAAATGACACCTGAACAACACGCACGATTCGAGAAGGAACAAGAAGTCAACAAAACACTAGATACAATATGCCAAGCTGTCAATCAAATGATTGATAATATGTTAGTAGAGAAAGTGTACTATGACAAAGATACCAAAGAAGCCAAATTGAGTGTTAGTGTCGATATGGTCAAACTGTGTGAACGAATAACAAATACAGGCAATACTAAATATCCAATCCACGCCAGCTTTAAAACAGCTAAGATATTCGTGGACAAATACACACCTGAAGAAACTATCAAGAGAATAGCCGAGATAGAAGCTTCAAAAGCCAAATAGAGAAATACAATTAGCTAACCCTAATTTATTTCCACCCACTTTTCTTTTTCTGCAGGCATCGCCCTAGTGGACATGGCGAAAAAATGAAAATTCGAGCTTTACCACATATATAAAAGGCGTAGGTTCTTATTCTTGATCTTCGATAGGTTCTGGGTTATTTTCTATGCCGTTTCCAACAAGTGTACCTTGAACTCTAAATAGGCATCTAATGAGCTGTCTCTTGGAGTGATCGCCAAAGTGATCATTACAGGCAATACACATAACCTTCTCTAACTGTTTATTACCCAGAACCATCTACCCTTGCACCACATATCCTACAACGACATATACCTGACTTATAAACGAAATTTGGGTGGTTACATGGTGTGTGTACATTCATTCATGTTCACCCTTACCACAAGCCTTACAATAAAACTTGAAACATTCAAATTGAAAGTTATGGTGCCATTCACATTTACTCATTTATTCATTACCTCATATTCACTTATAAGGCGTTCAACAACTTTACGCCTATATTCAGTTCCTTTATCATCACCTATAATTTTGGGCAATATACGTTTCCACTCTGAATAATGCTGTTTCCATGTTTTATCATCACTGTACATCATGGGCATATCCTCGTTGAAGCGGTGGCTAGTGTTGAACATTCCCTATCAAAAGGAGCGTTTCCACTAGATACATCAGGTGGGTTATAGAAAACCGTGCCAATAAACAAAGTTATCATGAATATGAAAATTGGGATAATCCATATCCACTTTGTAAATATCAATCCATTTTCTCCACTATGGGTTCTAATAATCTCACATAAGTCATTATCTTATATTCAGTACATCCACTTGCTTCGCTTAACCTACGATATGACATACCCATGTTACCATACTTCCTACTACCATCTTTACGGTTCATATCATTCTCTTCTCCCAAACGCATATTTTAACCTTTTTGCAGCACACTTGTCGCATATAGGTGATCCGTTGACTTTGGCAATAGCGTGTTGGTCAAACTGTCGCCAACATGATTCGCACTGGAATTTCATTTAAATTCCTCCAATATATCATTATTAACGTGATCGATTTTTGGCTTTGTATGTTCTTTCAATGCGTTTAGAACGGCAAAAGAACCGACAACGCAAAGTCCAATCGAACCTTCTTGCATCATGCCAAATGGGAGAAAGACCCACATCATGCACACAGAGAACCAAAACCATTTCATACTATACCCACGACATCGAGTTATATAAATCTTACCTAATACCGAAAAAACGCCTTCGGCGTTTATGATGTAAAAGACCGATACCTATTTGCCCTCGTCAGTTAACGTTGTGCGTGTGTGAGATAAGCAGGTATTCGGTGTAATTTGTGTTTGTGATCGCCCTATAAATATGTTATTCGTGTTCGTCTTTATTGCCTAATTCGTCTTTAAGTTCTTTAATTTTATCTTCGGCAAGAAACGTTAACTTCCAAAACAATCGTATTGCCTTGTCGTCTATTTCTTTAGGATTCAACTTCATACCATACTTGTGTGTAAACCAACTAAGTATCTCCGAATAATCTTCGGCTTCAAGTTCAACTGCCATGTATTAGCTTTAAATACTAGTTTAATTATTACCCAGCTACTTCGCCACGGTAGTCCTCTCATAAGAGTATGCAAGCTCACACCACTGGGTAATAATACTTATATGTTTCACTATTTAATTGTTATTATGGGCTTAGATAACGGAATCCCTGATTCAGTAGAGCATACACATGAAGATGGCACAATTCATACCCATGTAGATGGTCAAGTACCACATACACATGAGGAGGGAGCTCGAAATTGTATATGTGGAGAGAATGAGAGAAACCGTGCTTGTCGATTACATGGTGGATAAAACCTGACGTATTTTGACGTAATTTAGACAAAGTTTATAAACCCCTAACTAATCTAACATATATGGGTTTAGTAGATTCCATAAAGGGTGTTTTTAGATTAACTGATAAAGGTTACACTGAAACCACTACAAGACCTTCAATTTCACAACCTTACATGAGTACCGATACAGGTGCTAAATTACCAATTTTCCCATTTCCACTCATAATGATTTATGAGTTAGCAGATAACATTGATGCCTTAAGAATACCAATTGAAACACTTAACCGTGAGATATTTAAGAATGGTTTTGAAGTAGTTGAGAAATACAAGTACAAATGTAACAACTGTGCAAAAGAATTTCAATACCAACCTTTAGCAACTGATGTACCTGATGATCAGGCATTTGAAGCTAATAATGACCCAGAAAGTCCACAGCCAAGAAAGAAGGCTTTACCACCACCACAATCAGATGCACTACCTGATAAGGTTCAATGTGATACTTGTGGTTCTACTGACTTGAAAAGACCAAGACCTGAAAACCGTAAGTTGTTGGAAGATATGCTTGATAAACCAGTAAATGGAAACCAGCAAACATTGGAAGATGTTACAAGACAGTTGGAACGTGACTTGGAAATAAGTGATAACGCATACCTATTATGTTTAAAGAATTATTGGATTGATGATAGAACAGGTAAGATAGACCACAAACGTACACATATAAAAGAGTATTTGAGGATCGATCCACCACAGGTGGCTATGATAGCTGACAGTGATGGTAGATTGGGTTATGATGATAAACGTAACAAGTTATTTGTTTGCCCACGTTTCGAACATAGGGATAAACGTTTAACCGAACCTGTTTGTGATAGATGTGGAGCTGAAGCACTTAAAGCTGTTATGGAAGTAAACTCTGTATATTCCATAGGTATTCCACAGCCAAAGAGAGTAGTTTATGGTGAAGGCGAAGTTGTTTTCAAGGCTGGTAAATATAGACCACACTTAATTTATGGTTATTCACCAATTTATTCAATTTGGTCAAAGGCTATGTCCTTATCACATATGGATGAGTATATTAGAAAATACTTTGATAAAATGCGACCACCAAGAGGATTATTGGTAGTTGCTTCACGTAACTATGAAACGTTTAGAAAGTCATGGGATGCTTTATCACAGAAAGCAACAGAAGATCCATACATGATTCACCCACTTATGGTTGAAAGTGACAAGGGTACTGGAAATGCAGCACAGTGGATGGACTTTACAGGTTCATTGAAAGAATTAGAATTTATTGAGATTAGAAGAGAATTAAGAATGATTATTGGAGCAGTTTACGGTGTATTACCATTCTATTATGGTGAAACCCCAAGTGGATGGTCACAAGAAGGACTTCAAGTAACCATTACAAATAGGGCAGTTAAATGGGGTCAAGAACTGTTAGAGAAGGCTTTCTTTAGAAAAATAGCAGAACATCTTGGTGTTGATGATTGGAAATTACAATTAAAGTTGGGAGAAGAAACCGACAAATTAAGAGATTTACAAACAGATGGTGTTGAAATACAAAATATGGCAATGTTGCAACAAATGGGCTTTGAGATTACAAGAACACATACAGGTGAATTTAAAATTAGTAAAGATAGTGCAATAACAGGTGAAATGTTAGCCATGCAAGGTAGTGGTATGGGTGGAATTAATGGTAGAGGTGACATGATGGGTCAGCAACAAGAAAATGCTACTAATTTTCAAGGTGAACCACAAAATTCAAGACCAAGTGATATTGGTGGAACTATGGGACAGTCACCAGCAAGTGGAGCTGGAACCTCACTATCAAAGAAATCAGCATACCCTGATGGAATTACACCAAAGAACTTTGAAGTCGTTAAAAATACATTACAAACAGCCGTTGATTTCCAATGGAAGAAGACTAAAACAGTCGATGAATTGAGAAAATCAGCAGGTATGACAGTTAGACAGGCTAGAAATATAGTTCAAGCCGAATTAGAATCAACAAGGAGGTGGGAAGATGAAAAAGACGACAAAAAGTAACAAAAAAGGCGCTGATGCTGGAACACAGTATAGTGGTTGGACAAAGAACCCACATGAAGAACCTGTAAAAGAGGAAATAAAGATAAAGAAAGTAAAAATTGCAAGTGGAACAGTCAATGTTTACAAGGCAGAATTTGGTGAAATAGACCAATTACTTGATGAAATACGCAAAGAGTGTAGAACACATGGTTTAAATGATTATGCTTGTAAAAATATACGAAACCTACTAGACGATACACTTAAAAAGATCAAGTTATCAGAGAATTAGTATGCCAACAGAATTAGATACAAATAAAGATGCAAACGATCTAACTAAGAAGCTTTGGGAGAAACATCAAGCAGATGAATACACTAGAGTTGATAATTACAAAGAAGCAATTTGTATTAACTGTTTTAAAAGAGATGCAACATCAGCTACAATAGCAGATATTTGTGGTGACTGTGCTTCAAAACGTGGTAGAGAACCACTTCTTGCAACGATAACACATAAAATGTATGGTCTTTGTTTCTTTTGTGGTAAACATAAGTTTAAAGTTGAACAAATAAATGCTAGATTTTGTCGTTCATGTCATAGAAGAATAGCAAATGTAACAAAAGAATATAATAAGAAAGGTGGTTTATTTGGAGCAGATCCATTTTGGATAAAAATGAGAAAGAAGCATGGAAAAGATTGGATGCACATTATGGGTAAGAATTTAGGTAATAAGCGTTAAAGACCTTTACGTTTTTTTAATTTCCATTCTTCATATTCTTTTAAATCAGGTGGTGTTAATAGTAATACTAATAATTGTTTAATTTCCTCTAAATTACCATTTATCGTGTCTAATCTATCTTCTACATCACCTAAAAACAAATCAAATTTCATTTTTCAGGGTAAACCTCTTGAATACATTTATCACATTCTTGCCAATATCCATCATATCGTTCATTACACCTAGGGCAAGTGATTGTATGTGGTGGTATTTTTGCATAACAACTTCTACATTTAAGGAATCTTTCATCAAAAAAATCTTTTTCAAATCTAAACTCATTACATTCTTTACACTTTCTTGACATCTTTTTCCTCCAAAATTAAATTTATTCTATCTCTAAATAAATCATAAAATCTATGTTCATAGTTAATTTTTACTTTACCTTTCTCTAAATCTCCATAAAAACGACCAATTCTAAATTGAAGTTTAGGTTTTCTTAAAAATCTTGGAAATATCTCTAACATTGATTTATTAATATTTAATTTTAAACAATTATATTTAACCAATAATTCTTCACCTGTTTCCCATTCACCTAAACTTTTATTTCTAAAGTGGACTATTGTTCTTTGTAGTTGTGGTTGTTCTTTATGTAAACTTGTATTTGTTATAACGAAAAGTTGTTCACCTTTGATGTAAAGATCCAATAATGGTGTCTCACGCATCTCATCATCTCTATTTTCTCCATATATTTTATTATATGTTGCAATATTTTCATAAACATAAATGGAAGTAGCCATTATTTCTATACAACAAAACTTATTTATAAACCCTTACAAAAACAAAATATGTCAATGACTTGTGAATGTGGTAGTAAATTTTACCCATACACTGATGGTGAACATCATGTGTTCGTTTGTTTTAAATGTGGTAAATTTGAAGGTATAAGTAATGATGACCCTTCATTCATAAATGATATAACTGAAGACCCTGTGTTGATTTTAGAATTAATACAAAGTAAAATACTCGTTCCTATGAAATAGATAATATTCTTTAAATACAATCATATCAAAAGGTATTTATGTTCGAAATGATTGATGAACTGTTCAGTGAAATAGTCATAGCAATAGCTCTTGGTAGTGGTGGAACATTAATAGCATATTTTAGAAAAATATCTTCTACACAAAAGGACTTATGTTTAAGAGTAACACAACTACAAAAAGCCCTCATTATTTTAGCAACTGCCTTGGATAGACAATCTAATAGGTTACATGAAGAAGCTGACTCGGACTTAGAGGATTTAGTAGGAAAGGTTTTAAAGGAATAAAAAACTATATAAAGTCCATTTAGAGCAATATTTTCATGGTAGATCCAGTACTAATAACTGTTGGCGCAGCAGTAGTCGGTGCAGGATTAAACACACTACGAGGTTACTTACATAGACAAGATGAATCTTTCTCTGCAAGAAAATTCGCAGGTGCTTTAATTATATCCACCTTCGCAGCAATTGCCATAGGTCAAACTATCGCAACTGAGGGCATTGGGGATATTGGGCTAGCTTTAGTTGGTTTGTCCACTGGTTTCGCAGCTGATTTCGCAGTTACCAAAGCAAAGAAAGACTAAAATGGCTATGTTTTGGGTAATTTACCCAACCATTTTACCTTTTTCTAAAAAAACTTTATAA